TACAGTCGTCTGAGCGTAACCAGTGCTAATAGTAGCCATAAAAATTCCTTATTAAAATTAATGTTGTTTGTCGCCTACTATATCTCCGGCGAGTGCTAGTCGTCTTAGATCATAGCTGCTGTGTTAATCGGCTCTCATACCGTAGTGGCTCTGAGAATTAGCGGTTCTCCGGGCTTGCAATACTTAAGTCTATTAAACGGCTAGGCTATACCTTCATTATAAATACATGTATTTTGCTAAAACCAAAAAATGTATTAAAGAATTGCCCAACCGGCAGTAGTACGACCTTCTATCTGGCGAGAATCAAGAGAGCCAGCATAAATCCACGCTGCAGCCACGCGGTCATCGTGGTGCCCTTTCTTCGCGGCCATACGGACAGTTCTAGTGCCGTCATCGCGTCCTTTAATAATCTTGACCATGGAGCGCAACTCATCTAAGGTGTTCTCGTCATGGATAATAATGCTGCCGCGAGAGAGCATAGCGCTGAGAGCGTCAATCATTCTCTCCTTCGTAGAAACGCTGGTGCGGAGCCCAGGTATCTTCTCTGCTCTTGCCTTCTTGTCCTCATAGTACCAGTGATAATACCTCTTAGCGTTCACTGCCACGATAAATCCATTAGCCACATTAATCTCTGGGCACAGCTCGGCATTGTTATAAATCTGACCTATAGACACAGCCCAGTCAGCATAATCCTCGTCCGCTAGTCCCTTATCCGCAAATGTGGCAACCTGTTCATTATTATTGAGGTCGAACACATGCATAATAAAGTTATCAGTATCGTCAGACCGCGCAGTAATAGGGTCAATCGCAATACGGTACCTATGCCCATAGACCGGACGGCGGTACATAATGAACGGAGATATCTCTGTTTTCTGCGCCTCTACCTTGCCAGTAGCATTGTCCGTCAATATACGATAGTGTGCTCCTGGCATGATATGCTCCTCCTGTTTATCGAGAACTTCTTTGTCGAACACAGCCTTGTCGGCAGTCAAATCAAGCACGTCTTTAATTGAGGTCGGGAACTCGAACTTCATCTTAGAGGTACGGAGAGCACGACGATGATACCAGCCAATCTTGTCATTCCATTCTTCCTTTGGAACGCCATACTCGGCCATCGCCGGTATGATGACATCCTTGTCATAATCTGTGTACTTATCTTCTGTTATACCAACGCCATCGCCCTCGCGACCATAGACCAAGAACCACGGAATAAATATCAACTCCATCTCGTCTGGGTTATCGATCGCAGTCTTTATCTTATCTAAGAAGTAGCTGGAGAGTCGGTCAGAGAAGGTGCCGATATATGCGGTAAACGACCAGCCGTAACTGGAGATAGCACCAGAGATAGCGTCCTCCACCATATGTGGGTTGCGATATTCTGAAGGCTCGTCTGCTAGCCAGACCGAAACCGTACCAGAACGGACGGAGTTAGAACCGGCCGAAGTAATCTCATAATAGCCGCCACGCTTGATGCCTTTAACATCTTTGTACTTCAACAGAGTGGATGTCCCCATATAAGTTCTCTCAATAGTCGGGAAGATAGCAGGGTTAACACTAGAGATAATTGGGGCAAGTTTCTGCTTAAAAAACTTACCAGCGGCGGTAGCCTGGTGCATCGTCGTAACGACATTAAGATTCTCCATGCCAGAGACATAAGCCACAATATAGTTAGAAATCGCCGTCAGCAAAGTAGATTTGCCAAACTGGCGGGGACCGATAATGACGCACTCACGGTGAACGGTGGCGCGAGTATTCTTATCCACATACCCAAGAATAGTGCGAGCAATCATCTCTTGACCAGCGTTCATCGTCGGATGAATATACTGACGGGTATCACGGTCTTGTAGCATCATGCAGTTCTCGAAAAAGTATTTGAAGCCGTCAAAATCACCGGTCAACGCACGGCGTATCTGTTCAGGAGAGAGAGTTTCTTCTATGGGGTATTCGTTCTCGACTATCTTACCCATAGATTACCCCTGCATTATTTCGCCGAGGACCTCTTTCTGTTCTCGCTCTAATCTTTCTTCTTCCGTCTCTTGAGGCGTGAAAATGTTGTTCCCTTTCAGGGAAGCATTCAGTTTAGCGACACTCTCAGTTATTACCTTCACCATCTCTGGGTCAGTCTTCGCATCGGTAGCCTCAATTAAGTCGTCGAGTTTGTCAAGAAGGTGAGTATTAACATCCTCGATAGTAGAATGTTTCTTAGTCTTTACCTCTATTACCTCGGCGTCCATTAATTCTCCTCAAGCAATTCTCTGCGGCGTTTGCGAGATAGAGCAACGATGTCCTGCTCGAGCATTGGGACTGCGAGGCTAAGCTCAATTAATAGCGGGCGAATCTTGCGTTCATGGTATGAGATATCGCCAGGATTCTTCGCCTCTTTCATACCTTTAATCTCGGCATCGTAAGCCTTAAGGACATCCTTAAGATATTTCTCTTTTTCCATGATTAGACTCCTGCTGAGTCTGCAGAGTTAGTCGTGCTGGTGGAACCTGAACCGATGAGGTCGCCTTCTTTAGCGATAGTCTTCTTAGAAGAGCGTGGGCGAGCACCACCACCAGATTCCTGATCCATGACAGTAGTAACACCGCGGGTGTTCTTAGGATCAAACATACGACCAGACACTTCGCGATAGTTATCTCTAATAGCCTTCTTCAAAAGCTCTACCTCATATGCAGAACGCAAAGTTACAGTGACGACACCGAGACTAATAAGCTCACTTGGTCTACGGCCAGGGAACTGTTTGAGCTTCTCGGCATATTCCTCCTTAGTGATGAGGCGCATCTTCTTAATTGCGAAGTTATGGTTAACCTCAATCCAATCAAGACTATTCGCCAATTTCTTAATATCTACTGTCGGCTTGTCAAAAGTATTACTCTTAATAAGTTCGACTGCCTCTTCTACTTCGATGAAGCCTTTTGGTAATTTTCTCTTGTCCATTACCGTTCCTCCTTATTTGCTATTATCATAATATAAAAGAAAAAATTAAGCAAAGTATTCTAGTATCTTCTCGAGGTCAACATTATTCACAATAGCCTTGCCGTTTGCAAGGTCTACCCACCTCATAGCATCGTCATCATACCCAATCACGACAGCATATTTAGATGCGCCGTTAAGATAGCTGCGCAACATATCCACTCCGTCATGCTGCGGAATAGTATTGAGAAAACTTTTAGACTTATCCTTTCCTCTAGTGATTGGTATCGTAAGTGCGTCTCTATACCCAAACTGGTCTAGGCGGCTTCTTATTAGCCGGTCGACAGACCCACAGGTACAAGATATACAAGCAATTGACATTATGCTACTCTCTTTCCCGTCTTAAGATCGTAATTTGATATTATGTCTCTATTATCGTCGTAATCGATTAAATATGCAAATTGACCATTCTTCTTAGCGATAGCTAACAGATAGCGGGAAAGATTAGTGTTCGGGTTTTGTTCGGCAAGCCTTCTGATAGCGGAGTCGCCCTTATAGATATCAGGGGTCTTATCGTCTGGATGCATAATCTTGAAAGCCGATTCGGCCTTCTCTTTCATTCCAGAACAAGTGCAAACCGCTATAATCCTCATACTACGTATGATACCTCAAAGGCCCGGAGCAGACAATACAATATCAACAACAAAGCGCCCCCCATAATAATGAGAGACGCTAATATGCTAAGATTAGTTTTTTCATCAGGTGTAAGTTTACGAATCTTAAAAATACGTTTCTTACGCATGCGTTAAATCAAATTCCTTATCTCCGCCATAATTTCTTTCTCGTTTCCAGGATACAGGATATAAGCAAAGTAGTTTCGGTCGTTGAGCTTTTTGTTCCACTCCTTCTGGAGTGGCTGAAATTTGGCAGTTTTACTTGCTTTGAACTCTATGAATATGACCAGGCTCTCAGGTAATAGAACAATCGTATCTGGGAAACCCTTTATAGTCGTAGAGTCCTGCTTATATTGTAGCACGGTGCAGCCCCATTTTTTCAATTGTGAGCACACCTTTTTCTTAAATTTACCTTCAGGCGTCATATTCTCCTCCTACTGTTGTGTATCCTTCCTCTAGTACTTCTAGTTCAGATTTATCTATATTCCATGCTAACCCAGGAGCCACCACAAGTCTAGACCTATCTAGCCTCGGGACAGTCTCTTTAAGTTTAGTATGCACCCATATGGCCTGCGCTGGAGTGATAGTATCAGCTAGATTAGCTAGCGTTAGTATATCTCTAGTATTAGGCTCAATCACTTGATGCCTGTTATAGAGAACCATCTCTATAGGATCATAATAGAGGTGCTCATTGTTCTTTCTGCAGCGAACAAACACATACCGAGCAAACCGAGTCGGATTCTTGCGGATATCTTGCTCGACCCACATACCTAGGTCATCAGTATAGTACCCCTCGGGGGCAGTATCGCCTGTCCCTTTGCGGATTACCTCGGCCTCGTTAGCCTGGATAATCTTATCAGCTAGATTATCCATGCCTACCCCCAAAGTTCCTGAATATCGTCTTTAATCTCTTCTGCGCTAGCAACTGGTAAGACCTGATTGTCTTCAGCGTCCTTGAGCTCATCGAGCATAGCGACCACGCTTCTCTCTACTCTGCCCTTGGCTGTATCTGTAGTCATGAGTTCGCCGACCGTACGGTACTTGAGTTTATTAATGACCAAATCCTCACGGAAGAAGTCGTTACCCTCTCTGTCGCCAATCTTATATACGGAAATCCTTCTGTCGTCGAGAGTAAGTGAAGTCATCTTAGGACCGCGCATCTCAAGAGTGTGGCTAAACACCGAATACTCCTGCCAGCGCAAGTCGCGCTCACGGCACCACATCTGGTAATCAGCATATACCAACTTCTTACTCTTGTAGCCGTTGAACCAACTCTTAAATCTGTCGAGATAGAGAGAAATGTTATCCACCTCTTCGGCTACTCTCTCCTGGTCTTGCTTCATCTTGTCGGAGAACCTAATCTCCCTCTCGCTGTAATAATTAGCGATAGCAAGCACGACCCCTAGGAGATAAGAGAAGAAGTACGCAGTGTAAGTCTCAGTAGCGAAATCTTTACCGTTATTATCATACTTACTTAAGTCGTTATTGAAGAATAGAGGTAGAGTACGATGCATACAGGCTGCTGCGCCGTTGCCCTTCCACTCTGGGAAGTGGTTCATAGGGAAGAAACACATAAAGTCGGAGTTGACCCACTGGCC